ACTGATTGTCATATTACAATTAGCAAACCTGCTGTGACTGCAACAGCATCTTCAACACCTTTGGCTGCAAAAGATTTTGAATATTTCAAAGTAGCACCAGGTAACATTATATCTGTAATAAGAAACTCTGGTAATGGTTCATTATTTATTTCAGAATTATCGGAGTAATTATGACTGATTATAAAGCACCGACTACTTTTAAAGTTGGATCAACACAAACAGTGGCTGTTGGCAGTTCATCTGCTGCAACCTCTAATGCATTTGATTCACAAACAAGAGAGATAAGAATTGTTACAACTGTTGATGCTTATGTAGAAATGAACGCAACTTCACCTACTGCAACGTCATCAAGTTTGATAGTGCCTGCTTTCACACCAGAATATTTTAGAGTTGCACCTGCTACAAAAGTAGCTGTGTTAAGAGTAGGATCAACAGATGGAACTGCAAGAGTATCTGAATTGACACAATGACCATTGCCACAAGGTTTTCTCATAGAGGACAAGATAGATACAGAGATAGACGTACTGATACACCAAACGATAATTTAAAATTAGAAGACGGTACGTACTTGCTCGTACAAGCAGGAGATAATATAAAACTAGAACAAGCAGTTGGTACTGTATTTAGTGGCAGACCAATACCTAACTAATGGCACGTAAAGCAAAAAGTTACGTAGAACATGAAGCTGGACCAAAGAAAAGAACATCTATTGGACAAAGCATAAGATCAAGACCCAAGAACAAACACAAACGTAGAAACTTTAAAAGGTACAGGGGTCAAGGTAAATGACTTTTAAAGAACTCGTAGATTTTTTGAAAAAGAAAGAAAATGGCAAAAGACCCCAAAGTAGGAACAGGAAAAAAACCAAAGGGAAGCAGTCGTAGACTTTACACTGATGAAAACCCCAAAGATACTGTAAGAATTAAATTTGCAACACCAGCAGATGCTAGGGCTACAGTTAGAAAAGTTAAAAATATAAAAAAACCATTTGCAAGAAAAATACAGATACTAACCGTAATGGAGCAAAGAGCAAAAGTTATGGGTAAAAGTCAGGTAGTAAATATTGCAAAAAAAGCAAAAGAGCAATTAAGGAAAACAAGAAATGGCAGATAGCAAGATTAGTGATTTGACAGCATTGTCTACACCAGCAGATGATGATGTATTTGCGATAGTAGACACTGATGCAGGTCAAACAAAAAAAATTACAGCAGCTAATGTAAAAACCTATGCAGGATTTAGCACAGAAGCGGTGCAAGATATTGTTGGTGCTATGTTTAGCAGTAACACAGAAACAGACATTACTGCAACTTATGAAGACGGTGACGGCACAATAGATTTAGTTGTAAGCGTATCTGCTGGTAATTTACCAACAGCGATAGATGCCGCTAAACTCGGAGACGGTTCAGTATCAAACGCAGAGTTTCAAAGACTTGATGGTGTATCAAGTGATATACAAACACAGCTTGATGGTAAACAAGCATCACTAACATTCGGTATTGGTAACACAAATGTACCACAATTTACATCAGGTGTTGCTGATGATGACTTCTTAAGAATAGCAGGAACAAGTGTTGAAGGTCGTTCTGCCTCAGAAGTTCTTTCAGACATAGGTGGTCAAGCATCTTTGACATTTGGCATAAGCAATACCAATGCAGTTAAAATAGACAGCAGCTCTGTGGCTGATGACGAGTACGCAAGATTTACAGCTTCAGGTTTAGAAAGCAGAAGTACAGCAGAAGTGCTTTCTGATATAGGCGGACAAGCTAGTTTAACATTTGGTATCTCAAATACTAACGCTGTAAAAATAGATTCATCAAGTGTAGCTGACGATGAATATGCTAGATTTACTTCTAGTGGTCTTGAAAGCAGGTCTAATGCTGAAGTATTATCTGACATTGGAGGTCAAGCTACATTAACTTTTGGAATCTCTAATACCAATGCTGTTAAGATAGATAGTAGTTCAGTAGCAGATGATGAGTATGCACGATTCACTGCTAATGGTTTAGAGAGTAGAAGCACATCAGAAGTTTTAAGTGATATTGGTGGACAGGCTTCATTAACATTCGGTATATCAGATACTAATATTCCTATCTTTACAAGTGGTGTAGCTGATGACGATTTCTTAAGAGTAGCAGGTACATCAATCGAAGGTAGATCAGCTAGTGAAGTGCTTAGTGACATTGGTGGACAGGCATCACTTACTTTTGGTATTAGTAATACAAACGCAGTTAAGATTGATAGTGCTAGTGTTGCCGATGATGAATACGCTAGGTTTACTGCAAATCGATTAGAAAGCAGATCAACTGCTGAAGTGCTATCAGACATTGGTGGTATTACCGCTAGTTCTACGGACACACTAACTAATAAAACTATTGATGCTGATGGTACAGGTAACAGTATTACTAATATTGAAAACGCAAACATCAAAGCGTCTGCTGCTATAGACGCTACTAAGATAGCTGATGGTTCAGTAACAAGTGCAGAGTTTCAACATCTTGGCTCTGTTACTTCAGATATTCAAACACAAATAGATGCCAAAGCTAGCAAAGGTCTGGCCGTGGCAATGGCAATCGCATTATAAGGAGAAAACATGGCACAAGACTTTGAATCAAATGGAGCGCAGATAACAAACTCTGCAACCACAATTTTCACATCAAACAGTGATGATGCTGTTGTTGGTTTAAGACTAGCAAATATTTTAACTACTACCGTTACAGTAAGCATATTTGTTTCTGAAGGTGGTTCTACAACAAGATACCTTGTAAAAGATTTATCTATACCACCAGCAAGTTCAGTAGAGCTGGTACAGGGTGGTGCTAAATTTGTTTTACAAAGTGGAGATATTTTAAAAGGACAAGCTGGTACAGCAGACAGTATTGATGTGTGGGTATCAGTGGTTGACTCAATTAGTACATAGGAGATAGCATGGCAACAATAACTTCAGTCGGAGGCGTTCAGTATATTGGTGATGCACCAGCAGGCGAAACAATACACGAACACGACACAGAAATTAATAAAGATCAAATTATTACAAGTGCAGTTTTTGCAGGTCCTATAACTTTTGCAGCAACTGTTACTGTTACTGGTACAGTTGTTGTTGTATGAACAATCCTTACGACAAAAATCAAGACATACACATAGATCGAGGTACAAGAAAACTTGTTGTAAGAAATACTCAAGACACAACTAATATTCTTGAACAAAACAAGTGGTCACAAAACAACGTGACACAAAAAGGAGATATGCAACGCATAGCTCAGATACCTTTGATCGCTTTAAAAATTAAAACAAAAGAACGATTTGGACACTCTAATTGGTATAAAGTACACAAAGACGAACAGAAAAAGATTATTAGAGAAATGGTAAACAGTAATGAGTTTATGTTCTTTAGAACAGGAGATAAAAGATTATAATGGCATTAGATAGTTACACAAATTTAAAAACGGCAATAGCAAACTTTCTTGCTAGGGATGATTTATCTTCAGAGATTGATGACTTTATTGATCTTACAGAAGCAGACTTAAATCGTAGATTGCGTATTAGAGCTATGGAAAATGTTTCGTCATTTACTATTGACTCTGAAACAGAAGCATTACCTACAGGTTTTTTACAAGTTAGAAGTTTTCATTTAGTACAAAACCCAAAGATCGCTTTACAATACATGACACCGTTTCATCAATACGAAACTAAAGGTTCATCACAAACAGGAACACCAAAGGTATATTCGATAGAGGGATCAAACTTTAGATTTAGTCCTTTGCCAGACACAAGCTACACTGCTAGTCTTGTTTTTTACAAAGCATTAGATTCACTAGATGGTAGCACAGCTACTAATTATATTTTAACTAATCACCCAGATGTTTATCTGTATGGTGCATTATACTTTGCATCTACATTTATTAGAGGTATGGACCAAGCAACTGTTGCACAGTTTAAAGCACAATACGAAGCTGCGTTAAAACAAGTAGAAGAGGCAGACGAAAAAGATAAATACAACGGAACACCTTTAGTACAAAGGTCTGGAATTAACATAAACAATTTTGATAACGTAAAATAATGCAAGTACCTTTTGGAGAGTGGCTGCCTGATTTACCAGATCATTTAAATCCTGGTGCAACGCAAGCCAAGAACGTATATCCTGCTGTAAATAGTTACAGACCATTTAAAAGCATTACACAGGCTACAGCTAACGCTTTGGATAACAGGGCGCAGGGAGCTGCATCTTTTACATCTGATACTGGGAACGTCAGTATCTTTGCAGGTGACTCTAGTAAACTTTATAGAATACTTGCAAACTCTGTAGTTGATGAAAGTGGTGGTACTACATTTAATACTGCTGCTAATGGTTATTGGGATTTTGTAAAGTTTGGTGAAAGCGTAATAGCTTTTAATGGTGTTGACGCACCTCAAACATGGTCACTTGATACATCTACAGACTTTGCTGCACTTTCAGGTTCACCACCAACATTCAGACACGCAGCAGTTGTAAACAATTTTGTTGTTACAGGATTTCAACC